ACGGTCGTATTGTCGTCGTTCGCCACCCAACCTACCGGCGCCGGACGGGCGGCGACTGCAGTAGCGACGGTGCCGGCCGTGAACGCCGGTCCCGCCAGCGCTTGGACTAGGCGCTCGGCGATCTGGCCGTCGTCTCCACATAGCCGGTGCCGATCTCGCCGCGCAGATCTGCGGTCAACGCGCCGGCCGGCGCCGTCCACCATTTCACGCAGGCGATCGACGGACAGATCACGCCGCCACCCGGCGGTGCGGCTGCGGCCTGAAGAGCGGCGAAAGTCGCAGCTGCACTGCCTTGCCAAGCGACAGTGGTCAGTGTCGCCGCCGAAGCGCCCTTGTCCCGCACGGATATGATCGACTGGATCGGCTTACCCGGGTGGGCAAAGCAGTAGATATTGTTGGCCTTATCGATCGGGTCGCCCTTGAGGTTCCAGACCCGGCCCCAGATGCGGCGCTTGATCGCGCCGTCCCACTCAGCCGGCCCCTCAAGTCCCCCAGTTCCTGCATATCGCTCGGTTAGAAGCGGCTTCTTCAGTGCCGCCGCCGGATCGGCGAGCGAAATCTTGACGATGCCGTCCTCGACCGTGGCATCGAGCGCAGTCCCGGCGATGGCGACCGGTGGCAGCGCTCCCTCCGGCCCGATCCGAACGGAAACGGCCGCATCTGGCCAGAAATAGCCAGCGATCGCGGCCAGGTCCACGCGCGACGACGGCGCCCAGCGCAACTCCATGGCCTGCGGCACGCTGCCCGTGCCGACATCGCCGCCCTCGAACTCCAGGCTGGTGATGATCGTGGGCAGCTCGGCAATACCTGCACGCCAGTGCTGGCCGGCATAGTAATACGGGACAACGGCGCCGCCGCCGGCGAGGCGGACAGTCTCCGATATGCCGTCGGCGACCCGGCGCGGCTGTGCTTCCAGCAGGATAACCGGCGCGGTCACTTTACGTTTACTCTGGCGAGATTGGCGACGCGCTGTAGGCCTTCGAAGGTAGTCCCGTTAGCGAAGAAGCGGCCGAGAAGGCCGTTGGTGCCGTTGAGCGCCGCGATAATCTGGGCGTTCTGAGCGTTGTTCTCCTCGAGCGCGGCGTTGGTTTCGGCTTGGGCTGCAGAGGCGGCGGCATCGACACGCTGGTTCGCCTTGGCGATGGTGTCACGCGCCGCGTCGAGGATGGTGGAGCGATCGGAAGCGAAGCCGCCCGTGGTGCCAAAGGCGTCACGCGACACGCCGTTCAGCTGCTGCAACAGGTTCGCCAACTTGTCGGCTGCGCCTTCGGTCCCAGCGTCGGCTTCGGCCTTCGCAGCCGTGATCTTGTCCAGGAGGGCCTGGCGCTGATCGACGGCGGAACCCTCGAAAAGTGACCCGCTGGTCATATCGTCGACCAACTGCTGCAACGATCCGACCTGGTCGGCCAGCATTTGCTTGGTCAGCCTAAGCCGATCCTCGGCGTTGCGCTGTTCGAGTTTGACCAGGTCGAACCCGTATTGCTTCGCGATCCGGACCCGCTCGGCCGCCTGTATCTCGAAATCCTTGAACGCCTTGTCCAGTTGCGCCTGGATGCCGCCGATCGCCAGTTCGACCTGCTGGACCTTGATCGCTTCCGCGAGGCCCTTGTCGATATCAGGCGACGAACGCAGCGCCTGCTGCACTGCCGCTGAGACACCTTTGATGGCGCCATCCTTGATGGCATCGGCGATTGCCGCCTGCATTGCAGCCTGGGGGTCCTTGCCGTCGTAAGCTTCTCGGCCCTCGGCTCTCGCCCTTCGCCACCACCCATTGTCGCTGGCAACCGAGGGGTCGCCTGCGCTGTCAACGTGGATCCAACCGTTGTCGAATGATGCGATCGAAACCAAATAGCTCCCGACCTGCGCTCCAAGCCGTTGCGCGATTGTGTTGATCGAAGATTGAAGGCTGTCGCCGGAAGCCCTGGCATTTGCTGTCATCTCCGCACTGTTGCCACCAGCTGACACTTCTTTGTCGGAGACAATGGCGTAGCCGAACTTGGTCTTATGGAAGAGTCCACCGACAAGGCCGCCGAGCACCCCTCCCACGATCGAGCCGATTGGTCCGCCGAGACCGCCGAGGGCCTTGCCAAATACCGATGACAGACCCTTCGACAGGAACTTCTCGCCGAGCTTGTTACCGATGGCGCCGCCGATCGCTCCGCCGATGCCGCTCTCCGAGTTGCCGAATACGGCTTTGGCAACGGTGCCGCCGGTGAGCGCGCCGCCGATCGCGCCTGGAAGGACCGTCTCAAGGCGGTTCAACACTGGCTTCAGCCCGGCGACGATCGCGGTCGGGACTCCCAGCTTGAACCCGTTGAGCACGCCCGCGAACATATCGACCAGGACATTGCTCTGAGGGAGTGGAGAGTTCGGCTTGGGCCGCTCGCGCGTGACGTTAATCTCGTTGCCGTTGACGTAGCTAGGGTCAAGGTCGGGCGTTACAGCTGCCGCACTAGCAGGAGCCGCGGCTCCTGCAGGGGTGCCGTTGATGCGGCCCACCGCGGCCCGGACAGAGGTAGCAAAGTCGTCGACCGCCTTGGAGCCGTCGTCCAGGGAAGTGGCCATCTTCTTGCTGGCGGCATCGAGCGGGCTTTCGCCGTTTGCTTCCTTCTCGAGCTGGCGGAGCATGTCGCCAAACATGCTCTCGACTACCCGTTTCGAGGTGAGCGTGACGAAGCTGTTGGCGAAGGAATCGACGATGGCGCCGATCGACACCCTGCCGCGGAGTAACCCGCCGACCGTCTGCTCAAGCGCGCCACGCATATCGTGCACGGCTTGGACGTTGGCCTGGATCAGGGCCTGCTGGTCGCGGATGACCATGGCGCGATCTCGCTCGGCCTGCACGGTTTCCAGCACCTTCTTCAGCTGGTCATCCGTCAACGGACCCTGCTGCTTCTGCAGGGCAACGATGTCCTTCAGCGCGGCGGCCTGGTCCTGCTTGCCGGCGAGCGTCAGCCGATCGATCTCCTCCGCCTGGCGGGCCTTTTCCATGTAGTCGTCGAACGGCTTGTTGAGCGCGGCCTCAATCACCGGCCGGAGGTCGTTCGCGGCCTTTTTGATACCCTCGAACTGGGCACGCTGATCCTTGGTCAGCCCCTTCGCGTCGGCCAGCTTGACATTGATGGCGCCGACAATGTTGTCGAGTTCGCGGTTCGCCTTGTTGGCCTGCTCCACCACGGTGGGCAGCTGCGAATATTGATCTCGAATCGCTGCGATCTTGGCGAGTTCGTCCCGGCCGAACTCTGCCATGCTCGCCGCGCTCACACCCTTCGGCCCGGCATGTTGCTTGGCAGGTGTGCGGCGAAGCGACGGCGCCAGTTTGCCTGTCTCGAGCGAATTCCACGCAGTGTCGAGCCGGGAGAGGTTCGACCGTTCGCTTTCGCTGCTGGAAATTGAGGCGGCCAGATCGGCGGCAGTCGCATCGTTGATCTTGCCGGAATCGCGCATGGCGCGGATCTGGTCAACCGCCTGCGACGAGTTAATGAGGCCAGCCCGAAAGTTCGATGCAACGGACCAAGTCGCCGGCAGCTTCCTACCGATGTAGAGGCCGCCGCCCATCCCGCCGCCCACGTCCCACTGCTTCGAGTAGGCCGCGGTGACCTTCGCGTCAGCTTCGCTCAGACGCTGGCGGGCCTGAGCCTGTGCCAGGATGATGGAAGCCTTGGCGAGCCCCATGGCGGCCGCAGTCTGATCCTTCATTTTGCCGGTGGTGACATCGAAGACGCCGCCCAGCACGTTCTGAATGTCAGAGAGGTTGCTCGTGCCGACCTTCACCTTGGCCAGTGCCTCGGCGTTGGCTTCGGCCTCGTTGGTCGAAGCCATCAGTGCAGGAACGAGTTGATTGAGCAGAACGCTGGCGCCGACGATGATCGCAGTGCCCCAAGGGCCGGACATGAACCTTCCGAGCGCCGCGAACTTTCCGCCAGTCTGCGACACTGCGTCGGCTATCTGACCGCCTTGTGTAGCGAGAATAGTGCCGATGTTCATGCCGCCTTGGGCCATGACGGCGACGTCTTGGATCTGGCGGCCGAGATTCGTGTAAGCGGCCCGCGCTTGGCCAAGCGACGTCGTCGTCTGCCCCATCGCTGCCTGTTCCTGCCGCAAAGCATTCACTGCAGCGCTGTGCTGGGCCGCGACCAGGCTGAGCGCGGTCTTCGTTTCCAGCAGCTGGGCATTGTACTGCTCAAGCGTCAGTTCGCCGGCGGCAAAGGCGGCCTTTGCCTGCTCAGTCTCCGCACGCGCACGCCCCTGAGCAGCAGCATAGCGGGTGACGGCCTGATCCGCCGTGGCGAACGCCTTCTGCAAACGCTGCGCCGATTCGGCGGTCTTCTCCAGCGACGCGTCGGCGGCATCGAGCGCGGCTTCCGCGCCTTGCGCGTCGCCACCGATGACCAAGGAGGTTCTGAGCGCCATCAGTCGGTTTCCACGATCCCGTTGAGGGCGTTGCGGGCAGCGGCTTCCATCACGCGCAGATCCCGCCACAGTGCGGGGCTGGTTTCGATACCAGCCCCGGTGAGCCCGGCCGCGACGCCGGCGTAATCGAGCCCGGACCAGTAGGCCTTGCCGTCCGGCAGTGTGCAGACGCGCCACTGGGTGTGGACAGCGAGGAAAGCCTCGACCGCCGGCCAATTCTCCAGCCAGATCCCGAAATCATCATCGCTGACCTCCTCGATCGCGGCGATCATCTCGGCGGGGAGCCCAAATTCGCGGGCTTCCCGCGCCGCCTGGCCGTAGTCGCGCTTGCCGCCGCTCGCCCAGTGGCGGGCGGCCTCCTTCAGTTTCCCAGCTTGGTCTTGGTGATCGCCGACAAGTACGTCTGGATCATCGCGGCGCGCACGTAGGGCTTGGCGATCAACTGATCGCGCAGCGCATCAGAATACGGCACTGGCTGATCGGCATCGTCGATCATGTCGTCCATGCCGCACACGATCTTGCGCAGCAGCTCCTGCTGCGCCTCGAGTGAGCTGGTGTCGCCGAGCTGGTCGATGTCCACCACGCGGAAGGTGACCTTGAAGGTCTGATTGGCGTGCCCGCCATCGACGGGCACGCAGACCGTGACGTCGTGGGTGAACTTCGGGTCGGCTTCGATCTTGAACATCACTGGTCCTTCAGTTGAACGTGAGCTTCCACTGGTCGTTGCCGGCCGTCGGCAACGGCACGAACGACAGCGGCCACTCGGCAATGCCCTGCTGGTTTTCGTAGCCCGTGGGCCGCTGCAGCTGCGCCGAGGCCACATCGACCTGGACTTTCTTGCCGGCCACGGTGCCGTGGATGAGCTGGATGGCCTGGGTGGTCTGGGCCAGGGCGAGCGCGAACGGGTTGTAGGTCGCCATGGACACGGCCTCGACCTTGGCCATCACCTTCTCGCTGCGGTCCACCACCAGGATCGCCTCCTGGCCGACCAGCATGCGGGGCTGGACGTCGTTGCCGAAGTCCAGGCTGAATTCGCGCATGACAAACGGCGTGCCGCCGATCGTGAAGGTCGGCGTGTTGGCCTTGCTGACCACCACCGGCTTCTGGAAGGCGGAGAGCACCGGCGTCACCTTGGCCTGGTCGGACGGGACCGAGAACAGCCCGGTGAGCGTGAACGAGACCACGGGGATGCCCTGGGCATTGGTCTTGAGCACGGCGGTGCCAGCGGAGCCCAGAAGAACGTGCCGGACGGTGTCGATGTAGAAGTAGATCGAGCCCGACTCGATGTTGTCGGTTATCGGGGTATACTCGACCTTGCTGCCGGCAGTGACCACCTCGGCCGCGGCACACATGCGCAGCAGCGGGCCGAACGCCGGCGCGGCGCCGGCGGTGCCGGAGCCAACGAGCTCGACGTCGAAGCTCAGCTGCGCGCGGACATTGACCGGGATGGTCGGGTTGGCGCCGAAGAACGGCTTTTCGATGTCGCGGGCAACGTCATCGCCTTCCATCGGATTGAGCGAGACATTGAGCGCGAGGATTGCGTTCGCGCCGGCGGTGGGGACCGCGTCCACCCCATAGGTGGTCTCGATCTTGATGAGCAGCGCCTTGGATTTCCACTTCAGAGCCATCGATCAGGCCTCCTGTTCCGGCCCGGCGTGAGCCGTGCGGTGCACCAGCTCCAGCGAGCCGTCCTCGCGGCGCAGATAGCTGCCGCCCTGGGTGGGCTGCTCTTCGGCCGCTTCGGCCGGGGCAGCGGTTTCGGCGGGGGCGTCATAAGGGCCCGTAAATTCGCCCGTCACGGCCTCCTCAGGGGCTTCTTTCCTTGCCATCACGCTTTCCTCAGTTGGTCATCCAGGTTGAACCGGATTTCGAAAATCACCGTGCCGTTGAGCGAGCCGACGAGTTCGGCCTGGCCAAGCGTGAAGACACCGACAGCATCGTCCGGCGCCCAGCCCACCACCGCCATGATCACGTCGCGCACGATCGGCGTGATCTCGTCGAACCCTGCGGCACCCTGTCGATCGGCCGCCACGCGATCGGCGATCACGACGGTCACCGTCTCGGCGAAGGCCTGCCGGAAGATGCCGGCGCCAGCGTCGGCCGCCCCGCCCGCTAGCCCGCCCAGGAGCACGAACGCCGCTGGCGTCACCTGCGGCACCTGGCCCCGCTCGATCATCGGCGTGAACGCGCCGACCCCTTCGATGCGACCGGCCAGCGCCGGAACGCTGACCTCGATCTGCCCCCGGACATCGTCGAGGCGGATCATACGAAGCCTGTCAGGTTCTCGGGCGTGAAATCCCGCTCCCGATCGACCACCATGACACCGGCCGCGTCACTGCCCGCCGGCTCGACGCCGGCGACGGGAAGCCGGATCGTGCCGGTCGCGATCAACGAGAGCTGCTTCATCGCGTCGGTGTAGTCGCGCTCGATCTTGGGATCGGGCTGGTAGGGGTGCAGCTTGTAGATGGCGATCGCCTGAGCGAGATCGGCAAGCAGCGGCGGCGTCTCAGCCAGCGGCAGGACGTAGCGACCGGCGAGATAGCCATCGATCGCCGCGTCCGTGTCCGCCAGTGCCCGGTCAATGACGGCCACCACGACCGCGCCGGTGGCCGGCGTGTCGCGGTCGGTCAGCTGAACGAGCATACGCTCGCCGTAGCGGGCCGTCAGTTGGGCCAGGGAAGCATAAGTCACCGCCGCTACCCCCCCGCTTAATCGTCGCCTTGCCAGACCAGGAGCGGGTCGCTCTGGATGGCTTCGATCCGCTCTTCGGACAATTCGTCGAGCGGAATGCGCTGGGGCTCGGGCCCGAACGCGATGCCGGCCCGGCGCCGCCCGGTCGGCGAAACCGAACGGACCCAGATCGACGGGACGGTTGCCGGCGGCAGTTCCGGATCGCCGCCGTTGCCATCGCGAGCGCCGCCTTCGCCGCCGGTAAGGTCGCCCTCACCGCCACCGTTGGATGCGCCGTCGCCGGCGCCGCCGGTGGGGCCGCTTTCGCCGCCCATCTGGCTGCCGTCCGGCTTGTCCTGGCCGGCGCCGGCCGCGGCCGACGCGCCATCATCCGCTCGGGGTTTGCGTGCCATGCTCGTTCCCCTCAGGTCAGCCAGGGAACGACGAGCAGCTCGGCGGTCCCCTTGTAGACGTTGGTGGCGCCAGCGGCGTTGCGGTCGGCGTTGAGCACCTCGAGGGCGTTCTTCTCGTTCGAAGGACCGCAGACGAGGAGGCTGGGCTTGACCCCGAGCGGCCGGCCATGGTCGCCCTTCATGCCCATCAGGCTTGTCCGGCCGAGACCATAGGTCGTGGCCGACAGTGCCTGTTTCGAGCCCCAAGCGAACTGCCAGAAGCCGTAGCCGACGTTGTAGCGGGCATCGACGCCGTAGCGGAATTCATTGAGGTCGAAGACGTTGTCGTCGGTCACCTTGTCCCGGGCGACAATGTCGCCGAACCCGCGCCGCTCCTGCAGGAGGATCGGCTTCAGCGCGCGGCTATCGTCCAGAAGGAACCACGGGTTGCCGTTGCCGCCATCGGTGTTGGCGACCGACAGGACAGTCACGCCGTCGACATCGAGCACCGGGTGATCGACATCGAAGAAATACTGGCCATCGTAGCAATTGGTGGTGAAACCCGCGACGAGCATGGCGAACACCAGCAGATCGGGGTGAGCCGCGGTGGACAGACCCATTTCCTCGAACAGCGGCGCATAGATCCCGAGGTTGTCGGTCTCGATGTCGTCGCGATCGACGCCGATGGTCAGTTCCCAGGGCTTCTCCTTGATCGAGTAATCGCTCTCGGAGATGTTCTGCACCTGGCGGGGGCCGACCCATTCGCGGACGTTGGGCACCTTGCCCAGCCACCCGTAGCGCTGTTCCTTGGTGCTGGCAGGCACGCGGGTGGCCACGCGCTGCCAATTGGGCTCCGCTTGGCCGAGGCCGCGTTTGAAGGCGCCGTTGAAACCGACGCGGAGCTTGTTCAGGTTGTCGCTGCTGACGATCATGGAAGCGCGCTCCTCAGGAGAACTCGACCCAGACGCCCTGGGCGTCCACGTCGAAGCAGGTGCCAGCAGCAGGCCGGGCACCCGAGTTGTTGGTCTTGGCGACGGTCTGATCGTCGACGACGTAGACGGTCTTGCCGATCTCGGTGCGGGCGATCAGATCGCCGGCCGACGAGTTGTTGAACCGGAAGGTTCCCCGACGGACCTTGACCTTGATGTCGCCATTGGCGCCGGCTGAGTTGTCGGCGGTCGCCTCGGCCCGGCCGATCGTGACGTTGGCGGCGGTGGCGGACGCCGCGACCGCGTATCCAGCCGCATTGATCTGGACCATGCCGCCCTGGAACGGCTTGGCGGACGCGGCGACGGGCACCGAGCGGAAGCGCGGCTCCAGCTCCTGCGGCGTGTTGCGGGCTGCGGTAAGAGCGGCCATTTACAGAGCCTCCTTGCGGACCCCGGAGCCCTTCAGGCCCGCGAGGTAGTCCTCTTCGCTGATCCCCATGAGGGCGATCACCTGCCGGTCGGTGGCGTCCAGCCCCTTGGGGTCGGCTGCCGGTCCCTGGCCAGCGGCCGGGGTTTCTCCGGTCAGGATCGGCTGCCCCGAGATCATCGCCTGGGCGCGCTCGGCGTTCTCCATGTGGAGGGCGATGTAGTGGTCGCGCAGTGGCTTCACGCCGACACGGCCCGCGGCGATCGCGGCGTCGACGAAGACCGTGGCGGCCTCGCGGCGGCGATCTTCACGGATCGTGTTGAGCTCGCCGGTCACTTCTGCCAGCTGGCTCTGCAGCGCGACGACGGCCGGGCTATCCAGCGCCGTTGCGTGCGCGGCCACCCTGGCCGCATCGTGTTGCGCCGTGAGCGCCGCTTCGACAGCAGCGTCGTCGGCGCCGCTGTCGAGCCCCAGCAGGGCGCACAGCTTGGCCTTCCAGTCCATACCTGTTTCCTCCGAATGAAGGGCAACGAGCCCTCGGATATTGGGCGTGTTGGTGAGGCTCGCGCGCAGCACGTCGAGCACCTCGCCATCCACGGAATGAAGGATGACCGGGCTGATCCCGGCGTAGGAGCGGTCATCCATCAGCTGGGTGCCGCTCTTGTTCCAATCGACCTGGGCCCACAGGCCGCCGTCGCGTGCCTCGAACTTGGTGAACCAGCCCCGGGCGGGCGCCGGCGCGCCGATCGCCTTGCCCTTGTCGGTGGCATGACACTCGTCGATCGGCATCCGGCGACCCTCGGTCAGCGCGGAATTCAGCCTGCCGACGAGTACGGGCATCGACTTGACGGTGTATGGGCCGCGCCCGTCCACCGTGCGGATTTCACCGGCGGGAAGCAGGTTGATCCATTCGGGCGCGCCTTCGCCCTCGGCAAATGCCGTGGCGGCACACAATGCAGTGATCGGAAGGTGTCGGGCCATCGGCAATGATTTGCCGACGATCAGGCCCTGAAAATATGCCCGCGGCCGCGGGCCGAAAACGCGGCGGTCAGCGCCCTCACAATCTGATGCTATGAGAGCCGAGCAAAATCAAGGCTGGCCGCCGTCTAGCTTCGACTGGATATGCTCCTCGGCAATGGCAACGATCTCGCGCTCATCTTGTGCCGAGATACCAAGCCAGACCCGCGCCGGGATGCGTCCCCAGGGTATCGGCCGGCCGCGGCTGTTGGTGCCGAACGCACCGCGCTCCGCGCCTTCCTGCATGACCCGCGAATAGATCAGTGAGGAGCCAATGACGGCTCCCTCACGGGTCGAAACGCCGGAGATTTCGCGGGAGAGCCGCCGGCCTGGTCCGATCAGTGGGCGGCGCAGCGCGCCATAGCCCAGCGCCTTGTAGCGCGCGATCGTCGCCTCGCTCTTCTTCGCCCAGGCGGAGCCGTCCGGTGCCGTGCCCGTCGAGAAGCGCTTGCGCGTCACCTCGACCATGTATTCCTGCACATCCTGGAAAATCGGCGTCATGTCCGCGAGCAGGGCCTTGGCCTCGCGGATCGCGGCACGGGCGGCGTCCGCCTTGAACTCGATCGAAGGCATAGCTATTTGGCCTCCCAGACGCGCGCATCGTGGCGCCCGGCCAATAACCGGGAACGGCACCAGACGTTGGCGCGGGGGCGCGTCATTTCCCCGAAACCCTGATGAAGAACGTCTTGAGGGCGAGCGTCCGACGCTTTTTGCCGCGAATGACCATGCTCGCCACATAGGTCTCGCCGTCGATCGCCCTGGCGAAGTCGACGACGGTTTCGCCGATGCTTGAGGTCCCGCTCACCTGGATCGACGCCGGCGTAGACAGCACCTGCGGCAACTTGGTGAAGTCCTCGGCCGTCACGCCGCGCTGCCCGCGGCTGCGTTCGGCGGCGTCGTCGGCATGCCCGCGCAACACGTGCCCGACTGCGGACGCGTCCAGACTGAAATCATATCCCTCGATCGGCCGCGCGGCTTGCTGTGCGATCTCCGCCGCCTGGTCGGAGCGTACCATGCCGAGAGTGCGCTGGGGCGGCAGCTCCGGCAGGTCCGGATTTGGCTCGAACACGCGCTGGGCATAGCGGCGGACATCGTCGGCCGTGCTGGGCAGTGCCCGATACGCATCCGACAGGGCATCGACGCTTTCCTGCGGCAGCGAGCCCATGAATGCCTTTGCAACCTGGTAGTCCCAGCTGCCGATCTTGCCGGCAATTGCGCGAACCGCGTCCGAGACGGTGGCGCCAGGCGCATAGTCCCAGCCCTTGCCGATCCCGACCGGCGCGCCGGTGCGCGGGTCGATCGACTGCCAGTTGGGCGGCAACTGCTTATCGGGATTGCCGCCAAGTCGCCGGACGCTGGCATCGCTGCGGGCACCGACGACGTAGCAGCTGCAGCCCCAGTCGCTAGGCGGGTAGTGCTGCGCCCAGAAGGGGTGCTCCGGTGGCCCGGCCCAGCCATTCCAGCTCAGATGCTCCGGGCGCGGCTCGCGGCTGTCACCATGGCGGTAGACCCAGCGCGGGAAGTTGCCGTCCAGCAGCTGCGCGCGCCGGCCGGCGCTGTAGCTGGTGTAGGCGTTGGTCCGCAGGATCGTCTTGACCCGCCACGCCTCGCCCTGGACCGAACCCTCGCCAGTCCAGCCCGCCCACCCGTTCTTCGCCACGATCGCCTGGAAGTCTTGGCGGAACGCCTCGATCCCGCTGCCTTCGGCGATTGCCTTGTCCACGGCTGCGGCGAGGTCGGTCAGCAAGTCTGCCGACGCCGCTCCCGCGACCATGAACGCCTGGTCATGCGCTGCGCCCTGCAGGTCATCCCAGCGCTGAGTGGGGACGAGGTTGCCGAGCTTGCCTCGGAAGAACGCGATCTGATGGGCAAACGGCTTGCGGAATTCGCCGCTCGCCGCGCTGGGGTGGCTCACAGATCACCGCTCTCTTGCGCCAGGTCCGCTCGGCCGGCGGCCTGGGCCGCCGCGATCCCGCCCGCGATTGCAGCGGCCAGCTGCGTGGACTGAACGTCGCCGAAGGCATTGGAGAGCATTTCGCGGAATTCAGCCAGGTCCTGTGCCTGGGCCAGCATGGTCTGGATCGAGCCGATCATCGTCCCGATCGCCGGGTCGGCCGCCACCTGCATGGCGGCCGCGATCTGCGCCGCCGGGTGCGGCACCGCCGGCTCGGCCGAGTGAGTGGTGACGATCGGCTTGCCCGCGGCCGGCGCCGGCGGCGGCAATGCCTTCACACCCTGCCGGGGCGGCGCCGGCGGCAGGCCGTCCGCCGGCACCCCCGGCAGCGGCAACTGCGGCACGGCGGCGGCGGTCAGCACCTCGGCACCGGGCTCGGGCTCGGCCAGGCCGAGCTTGTCGCGGATCTCGCTGGCTTCGACGCGCAGCCCCATCGGCACGAAGACCTGCAGGCTCTCGGTCAGCTGCTTGAGGTCTTCCTGTTTCGGCCGCGCGATGACGATGCGCGGATAGCCCTTGCTCGGGCCGAACTCGAGATCCATCCACGGCCGGACCAGGCAGCGGTTGAGCGTGGCGGAAAGCGACTTGCAGTCGGCCGTCTCGATATCCTCCTGCACCTTGCGGTGCTCCTGGCTGACCGCATGCCCGCCCGATACCGCATCGGTGGTGGTGGTCTGCCCGAGGATGCCCTTCGACACCTGCCGATCGAGCCAATCCGCCCGGTGTTCGTAGAGGTCGCTCCCGGCCGTGACGTTCTTGCTCTCGATGAACTCGATCTCCATCGAGCGCGGGATAATCGCCGCGCAGTCGCCGGCGATATTGGCGACGGCCCGGAACAGCGTCGCCTTGTCTTCTTTGGTGGCACCCTCATGGAACCGGCCGATCCGCACCGGCTGCCCGTAAGTCTGGGTGAAGATCGCCCAGTCGCGCTGGGTGAAGGCCTTGAACATCCACGCCCAGGCGGCGAGGCGCGCGATGCCCGAACGCACCGGCAGGCCGCTCTTCGCCTTGACCTGGTGGAAGATGAACTTGAACGCCGGCAGCGGCTCGGCTTCAGCCATGCCGTCCAGACCGCCACGCAGCAGCGGTTGCCGCATGGTCTGGCGGTCGAACCGAAACCAGCGAGGATCGCGCCACTCAAGGCGGGTCGGCTGCCACTGGCCTTCCGAGGTGTCCCAGATGATCTCGGTGAAGGATACGCCCTTGCCGACCGCGTCGAGGATATCGAACGTGTCATCGGCCAATTCATCGCGCTTCAGCCAGGTCCGCACCATGTCGGCGCGACGGACGTCCTCGGCATCCTCACTGGCGGCTTCGACGGTGACATCGATCTGGGCGACGCTGCGCTTGCGGGTGCCGAGGACGCCCGCATAGTGCAGGTCCCGTTCCTCGATCAGCTCGGCCAGCTCGAAGTATTGGAGCGGCTCGCCCTGGTCGGCGTCGCGGAGTATCTGCGCAAGCCGGCCGGGGTTCATCCCGTCGGTTGGATATTGCGCATAGGGTGACCGGACGCCGGTAATCGACGGCCCGGCGACTTCTTTGGTCAGCACCTCCTTGCGGAGCGGTTGACCGTTCAGGTCGATTAGTTGTGACATCGGGCGGTGATCCTCAGGTCGTAAGAGGCCCGTCATGGGGCCTAAGAAGCCCGTGGGGCGCGTTCAGGGGCTGGGATGGGTGTCGGGGCGGGGTCAGAGGGGACCTCCCCCTCTCAGGCGGGCTCCCAGCGGCGATCGGAATGGATCGGCAGGACCGTTCTCGTCGTCATCCGGGCCCTGGTCCCAACTGTTTTCGCGGCGCCCGACAGCCTCATAGCCATACTCGACGGCGTCCTGCCGCGACGCGAACCAGGCGAGCATGCCGGCGATCGAGGTGTCGCCATGTCGGTCGAGCCCATCCGCGCCCTTGAAGCGCATGTCGTCGGGCACCTTTACCACGCCGTTCACGTACTGGAGCGCCTGGTGGTCGCGGACGATATCGTCGTCGGCTGCGATGCTCACGGTGCGTTCGCCGAAGGCATCGACGTAGGGCGTGCCGTTGTCGCGATACCACTGCTGGCTGAGCTTGATCTCGCTGATCCGCTCCTCGCCCCACTTCTGCGCGGCGACTTCGGCGAGGTAGGCGCCGTTGCCGGTGGCATCGAGCGCGCCGTGCCCGAACCGCGGCATCCGCTCGCCCACGAAAAACAGGATCTGGCGCTGCGCCTCGAAGGGCACGTTGCGCATTTCTATCACGATCCGCCAGCGACGTGTCAGGTCCTGCGAGAGCTCCTGGATGATCAGCGCGCAGACGTCGCCGGTGCGGGCGAAGTCCAGGCCGAAGTCATGGCGCCGGCGGGGGTCGAGCCGGTTGAGGTGCGGCAGGATTGAGGTACGCAGCCATTCGTCAACCAGGCACTTTCGCAGGTTTGGCGGCGCCGCCTTGAACTCGTCGGGGAGGGTGTAGCGCACGACAGGGACTGAGCGATCGGTGACCTGCTCGATCACGACCCGGGGCAGCGCCGCGCCGAGCGCGTCGGAATCGATCCCGTCCAGCTCCTGCTGCATAGCGGAGATGCGGCTGCCATAGGCGCCGCGGATCTTCGCCTCCCATTCGTCCTGGGCGGCCTGCGACCAAGGCTTGGCGCGCATCAGGCAGACGCGGCGGAACAGGCCATTCGTCACGGCGTCGCCGAACGAGTAGAAGTGGTGGCTGAAGCTGTTCTTGCCGGCGACGGCCTCGCGGTAAAGCTCGTTGAACGGATTGAGCACACCGTTGGGCGAGCTGATCACCCGGACCTTGCCACCCCAGATGAGGAGCGCGTTGACCGCGTCGATGACCTCGCGCACGTCGCGGTGGAACGCGGCCTCGTCGATGACCACGACACCCTGCAAGCCGCGGATGTTCTCTGGCCGGCTCGACAGCGCCTCGACCCGGAAGCCGCTGGCGAAGGAAATGCGGAACGCGCTGATGTGCTTCGAGCTGCCGTCCTCGCGCTGATCCTCGAAGAGGAACTCCTCGATTTCGGCCGTCTCTTTCGCGATGACCTTAGCGAACTGGGCGACGTATCCGATGAACTCCCGGCCCTTGTCCTTGGTGTCGCCGATGTAGAACACGTTCTGCCCGCCGGCGGCGCGCGCGCTGGCGGCGATGATCGTATCGTCAAGCGCTTCGGCAAACGTGATGCCGGTCCGCCGGCCCTTCTTGCAGATCTTGAGGTCAGCCTGGTCCTCCAGCCATTTGCGCTGGTGGAGCATGAGCACGCCCTCGGCGAGAGGGTCGAGATCGTCGGGGACTTCGGCACCGCGGGTCAGCTCGGCCGGCAGCTGCGCCGGGTCGCGCGCCAGCACCGGCTCCAGGCCGGCTTCCGGTTGCGCAGCGAGTGCACTGGCCATGGCGGCACCGGCTGCGAGGGCGGACTTGATTGCGCCGGTCATGGCCTGCTCTCACTGAGCATCGCCTTTATGAGCTGGTGCTCGAGGA